GGGTGTGGCGTGTAGCTCTAATAATAGAGTGGATGGAATCCGTTACATCACCGCTATAGGACCATGCAAGAACCATGCAAGGGCTAGCCAGTGGACCGCTGAAACATCCCTGCTCCAACATTTCCTGGCTTCACCAGAGTATCCTATAGCTGTCTTTCGACAGACACGGCCGAATTTGGGGATAGTTAGACAGTAACCGGGTGGCTTATATCCGGAAACCTTTGGCCAACTTCCTACCGAACCCTCACAATGTCAGTATGCACCGGGAGGTTCTCAGCTTCCGACTGAACATTTCGTAGAGGGGTTCCTGGTGTCTTACCCCAACCAGGTAGGCGGTCACTCAGAGAATGACTAGGCATCAGTGAACTTGAGCTGTACACCCAAGCGCGTCTGAGGCCCCGTGGCAACCTTGTCAGACAACTCCAAGAAGAACACGGCATTGCGCCGGTTTGAAGTTGCCGCATCAGCAGCGCCCCCATAGTGAACCTGCACCTTCTGATTGAAGGTCAGAGTGGAGGCCTTGGATAGGTTGGTAGCACTGGCACACAGTGATTCAACCTCATCAAGTAGGAACTTAAATCTATTCTGCTGTGCATTCAGAACCTCGTATCCAGATGATACGTCAAGGGATGACAGCACGTCCGTTATTGCCGGAAGTGTGCCTTGGTTCTGAGTATCAAGGAACACTATATAGCGCAGGAACCCGGAGTTTGCAGATGTGGTGTCCAGAGTGCGCCGATAGCGCAACACCATCTGCTCCAAGTTAATGACACGACCGGTCCTTTGGCTAATGCCGTCGCCCTCAATCACAAACTGCGTCAGGCAGTAAATGTTCCCTGTAGTGTTAACCACGGTGGGAGGCAGGAGTAGGTTAGCTCTCTTGTGTTCCAGGCTTTGTCCAAGGATGGACTTGACAACTTGTTTCACGTCCTGCTTAGAAGCAGGCTGGGATCCCTTACGAGAAACCCGAGTTGCCCTTCTAGCTCTCGTTGTGAGCTGGGTGGCCATGACCTTATTCGCGGTAGTTACAATTTATGCTCTAGGCTTACCCTCCTAGATACACCCGCGCTTCAAACCCGACTAGTGCGAGAGAATTCCTGTACGGTGGTCAGCCGCAACTTTCAAGAAAGTGTTCAGAACGATTAAGAGTCTTTCTAGCAGAAATATC